GATCGGCCAAATGCCCATCTTTTTCGCCCCCACAATTTTTTCAACTCCAAATTCGCGTTCAACTCCCCTACTTCGAGCCCCCTTGTGCACCTTAGACGTTCTTTACAATATTCGTAAAATGAGACACTTTAAAATACGAAATTCGTAGAAAATGAGGGGAGCAACATCAGGTTTCGCAAAGTACGATTTCCGCGCTATATCCTGTGCTGATCTAGCTCGGTGCTTCGATATTACACCCAGAACCGTGGCAAACTGGGTCGATGATGGCATGCCCGTGGCAAATGTCTCAGGAGTGAAGTGGTACGACCCTGCCGTGGTTTTGAAGTGGAAGACGGATGTGCTCAAGAAAGAGCTGAAGAAAAAGGCTCCGATTCGACCTCAAGAGATCGATCCCGACATGCACGAGTCCGAGGGGTTCGATGATAACTTGGACAAGTACAGGCATTACAAGGCAGAGCAGGCCAAATTAGCACTAGAGAAGGAGCAGGGCAAGCTGATTGAGCTTGAGGCACATGAGGAATTCGTTCGTGATGCTGGTGATTTCGTTCGCAACTCAATGCAGGGTTTGCCGAAGGAGCTTGCTATCAAATTGGCCAAGTCGAAGGACTCAAATGAGATTGAGGACATGCTGAATGACAAAATCGTTGCTATCTTAAAGGAGATGTCATGCGCGACCCTGAATTAGAGGCATCTAGCAAGCTGTTCTGCATCGGCCTATCTGTTTTCGTTGCTTGTTATTACGCTTTTCTGGGCTGGGTCTTTTTTGGACGATAACTGCCCGAAGTGCTGGGAGATGGAGAGGCTTTTTCGTGGAACAGACAGACCTCAGCCAACTGGAGAAACCTGTGGCCGATGCTTGATGATTCGTTCCAAGTTTGACGAATTCGTAGAAAAGTATGGGTAGTCTTGCGTTATTCGCATCTCGCCTAGTCCCAAAAATCTCACGCACGATGCACGAATTTGCAGAGACTGAGGTTAAGCTGCCCAAGGGTCCGAGGCGCGGTCTTTATTTCGACCTAGATTTCGCTCCATTCAACAAATTCATCTTCGACGCGATGATGGACCCGTACTGGCGCAAGGTTTCCATTCTCGGGCCAACCCAGAACGGCAAATCTTTGCTGGCAACAAATATTCCATTGCTGTATTATTTATTTGAGGAGGAGGAGGACGTAATCTTCGGCCTACCCACCATGGACCTAGCCTCTGGTATGTGGGTCGAGAAACTTCGCCCAGTCATAGAGGATTCTCAGTACGCTCAGTATCTCCCGACCAAAGGCGCGGGCTCTCGAGGTGGCAAGTTCACTGCAGTGCAATTTAAGAATGGGGCAAACCTACGTTTTATGGCAGCAGGTGGTTCTGCCGAGCAAATGTCATCTCACTCAGCCAAGGTTGTTTTGATGACGGAGATCGATAAGTACGACACCTCTGCAGGAGATGGTTCTGAAGCTGATCCAGTATCATTGATCCAAATGAGAGCTGATGCATTTGAAGATAGTAAAATCGTGATGGAGTGCACCGTCACAAATGAGCAGGGTCGTATTTGGCAGGAGGCTATGGTGCAAGGTTCAGGCTCAGAGATTTATGTTGCCTGTCCTTACTGCAAAAAACACCAAACACTGGAGCGTGAGGGGCTGGTCTTCGATGCTGCAGATCAAGTGACGGCAGAAAAGACAGCGAGGTATCAATGCTCTCACTGTGAAGAGAAGTGGGACAATAATGACCGACTTGAAGCACTCCAAGACCCGCTGCTGGTGCATAAGGGGCAGGTGGTCGAGAACGGAGTTGTCACAGGCGACCTTCCTCCGACCAAGGCATTTGGGATGCGGTACAATGTTCTCCATTCTCCAATGCAATCACTCGCAAAGACAGCAGGTCAGCAATGGGAGGCTGATGTCACCGATCTCAAGGAAAAGAAGAAGGCGATGATTCAGTCTAAGTGGTCTTTGCCTTATGTAGACGAGGATGCGGTCAGGGATCAGTTGAATATGCAGGCTCTCCGAAACAAGGCAGACGGCAGTGATTGTCAGCTTGGGACTGTTCCAGATTGGGCAGATGTGCTGACCTTTGGTACGGATGTTCAGAAAGGATATTGTTATTTCAAAGTCGAGGCATACAACCTCACGACGATGAAGTCTGTTGTGGTCGAGTATGGCACTGTTGATCAGCGTCAGGATACCGATGTTGGGATCATGAACATGCTTTCTGAAGTGAATGACATCGCAATGGAGGGATGGCCCACTGAGAGTGGTGAAACGATGGTTCCTGAGTGCAAGATGGTGGACTGTGGTTATCGCTATGATGTCATCGCTCTGTGGTTACAGACCAATCCTAGCTGGTACGGGATCAAGGGTGTCGGCAAAGGTCTACGCAGCAAGATGACGGGCAAGAAAGAGGTTTATAAGATTGATGGCATCGTGACGGTGAGGCAGCAGGACAATGGCCAGAAACTTTGGTTTATCGAGGTAGACAATACCAAGGCACTGGTCCATGATCGTTACTTATTACAGAGTGAAGAGCTGGATTACTACCGATATGTCCCGAGGGATGTCGATATTGGTTGGCTCAAGCATATAACAGCAGAAGAAAGAGAGTACGATCCTCTTGGGGAAACCTTCAAGTGGAAGAAGACAAGGCGCAGGAATGATTATCTGGACATCGCTTCGTACAACGTGGCGGGGTCTTATATTTTACGGGAAAAGGCGAACAGGAGCAAAAAACGCAATGAGCAGCAAGTCAAAAAAAACCACGAAGCAATCAAAGGCCCCAGAAAGTCAAAAGAGCAAGGCAAATGGTTCAGCGACCGTGGATCAAAGCTCAACTAGTCCTCCCCTGCCACGGCACGTTGAGAGCAAGATGCCCAAGCGTCTCTATGCCAAGGCTATGCGCTCCAAGTGCCCTCGATGTCTGCTGAGTAATACTGTTGCGACCAGCACTGTCACCGCTGGGAAAGATTGCTGGCAGTACAGGGTTTGTCGTTCACCGATTTGTCGTCACAGGTACAAAATCGCTAAAGTTGTAAACGATCAGCTTTTAGAGGAGAAGTAGTCATTAGGATTTTGAGCGATGGCATTTTTACAGTCACAACTCGACATAATCAACTCCCTCGTTGCTGATGCTACTATCACAGCCGAAGAAGGGCTTGATCTTATGTCCTCGCCCAATGGGTTTACGGACGCACAAAAGACGTTTATCGATGGGCTGGGCTTATCGACGAGCGACGAAGAGATACTGCTTGCAGAGAATCGGTCAACACAACAACAACTCGAAGAGGAGATTGCTCAAGCCAAGCAGTATTTATTAGCCAAAAATTTCAATGACTGCAGGATGTATCTTGCCGCTGCTGAGATGACCTTGGCATCCTTGACGAATTATCAGTTAGGGAATCGCAAAGTTGAGTACAGCGACAGGCTCAGATTCATCACTTCCAATTTGGATGAGCTTGAATCTCGCGTGAACACAAATGCGAACAAGAACAAGCGGGTATTCATGCGTTACACAAGGGAATAATGAGCTTAGTTGATAGAATCTCATCCTTTGTTGACGGTTATTATAAAGTAACCAATCCTCAGAAATACACGCAGCGATTGATGGAGCGTAGTGCTGCTGAGCATGCTATGCGTTATCGTCAGGCTGAGAAGTCCCGACTGCGTTCACACATAACTGGTATGACTGGTGGTGGCGATGAGCATATGAATGAGTCTGACCTCATCGTGATGCGTGAGAAGAGTCGCAAGCTGGACCGTGATAACTTGTTCGTAGCATCGATCATGGACAGGCTAGAGGAGCATGTTCTTGGGGAAGCTGTGAATATCCAAATCCAATCGAACAACAAGCGATGGAATAAGGCAGCAGAGAAAGCATTCAAGGAATTCTGGCAAGGACGACCTGAGATTCGTGACTACTTGAGTGGTCCTGAGATTGAGAAGCTTGTATTCCGAGCAGAGAAGATTGATGGTGACATTCTCATCGTGATGCTTGAAGATCAGTTGCAGGTTTTGGAAGCTCATCGTATCTCAAGTCCGAAGAATGCTGACCAGAACATTATCAATGGAGTCAAGACTGACCAGAACGGAAAAATCTTAGGCTATTTTGTTGAGGTCAGCCAAAAGAAGCACACATATTATGATGCTAAAGACTGTGTATTCCTTGCTCAGCGTCATCGAATCTCAATGACTCGTGGATTGCCAAGCACAGTTCGCAGCATGGATCTATTTGATGACATAGATGCGTTCATGGAAGCGTCGATCATCCAGCAGAAGATTTCCGCAGCTCATTGTGTCTTTATCACTCGCAAAGGTGGATTGGATGGTCTTGATGGGATGGAAACTGTCACTGATAGTGCTGGAAACGATAGGCAAGAGCAAATCATGAGCCCCGGAGCTGTGTTATACGGCGAGATGGGTGAGGATGCCAAGATGCTTGGTGCGAGTCAGACTGGTCAGCAATTTGGGCCGTTTATCACACAGTTGCTTCGCTTTGCTGGACTCATGTATGGGTTGCCATTGGAAATCACTTCTCTGGACTTTTCTAATACGACCTTCTCTTCTTCGCGAGCATCGATCCAGACTGCTCACAAGGCGTTTAAGAAGCAGCATACTCGATTTATCCGTGAGTTCATGGCTCCCATTGTGACATGGAAGGTGAAACAGTTAGTGTCTCAGAACAAATTGCCACCTATGCCTGATGGATTCAAGGTGACTGCGACTCCTCCCAAGATGATCTCTGTTGATCCGCTGAAGGAAACCAAAGCTGACGTAGAGCGCATTGCTGCTGGGCTCACCAGTATCCGCGAAGTATCTGACTTGAATGGTCAGGACTGGAAAGAGACATTGCGATATAGAGAGGATGAGATTATCGAGGCAGGGAAGATTGCCAAAAATCTTGTAAAGAAGACAGGTGAGGACTTCAGTGCTCGAGATATACTCGGCATGACCAAGAACTTTAACAAAGAGATATTCGTAGATGAGTCAAACTCAGAAACAAATCCCGACTGACGCAGCGAGCTTTCGCGTCAATGGTGGTGCTGTCTCTGTAGACGATAATAAGTTTACATTGACGCCTTACTCTGGCCAGCGTGTTAAGCACTGGTATTGGGGTGAGTTCATGTTTGAAACTTCGTCTATGACCATGCGTAAAGACAAAATCGCAGCTCTGGTTGACCATGACACCTCAAAGGGGTGTGGTGTTATCACTGAAATGAAGCTTGGTGAGTCTGCTGAGTTCTCTGGTACATTTATCGAGAATCAGTTTTCTGACTATGTGAAGTCGATGCGCGATGTCGGTATGGAATGCTCGCTGCAGTTTAACCCAGACAATACTGAGATTCGCTTCATAGAAGAGAATGAAACAGTTGAGGTAAATGGTCAGGATCAAGAAGGCCCATTCTACCTATTCAAAAATGCCGAGATCAAAGAAGTCTCGTTCACTCTATTTGGTGCAGTTCAAGACACCGATACCAGTTTTTCCCAACCGTCTTTTATTAAGGAGACACCTATGGCCGATGAGCCGAAAGTGGATACGGCAGCTATCGAAGCATCTGCCAAGTCTGAAATTCAATCCCGCTTCAAAGAAATGCTTGCCATCTCTGATGATGCAAGTCTCGTCAACCAGTGCTTTTCTGAAGGCATGTCTGTAGTTGAGTTCTCAGCTAAAGTCATCGAAAGTCAGAAAGCTGAAATCGCCAGCCTCAAAGCTGAAGTGACCAGCTTGAAAGAAGCACCTGCCCCTGCACCTGCTGCTGCCGCTGAAATGGCCGAAGTAGAGCAGAAGGAAGTGACCTTCATGTCTGCTGTTGAAGACGAAATCAAAGGTGGCCTGTCTCGCGCTGCTGCCATGAGTAAAGTTGCCAAAAATCAACCTGAGCTGCACTCTGCATTCATGGATGGTTGCGAAATTGTTCGGAGGAAGAAATAATGTCCCAAATTAACACCACTGGACTCAAGTCCTTTACTGTTGGGGCGTCTGCCCTGTCTCGTTACGAGCGTGTAAAACTCGTTGCTGGTCTTCTCGTAGTTGCTGGTGACGAAGATTACGCCATCGGTTTCTGTGATGAAAACGTCGAAGCTGGAGAGACTGTAACTGTTCGCCTCCTCACTGCTGCTGGTACATTCAAGGCTATTGCCTCTGAAGCGATTACTGCTGGCGATGACCTTTACGGTGCCGCTGATGGCAAAGTAGAAACCACCGGAACCACTGTTCGCTTCGTTGCTCTCGATGCTGCGTCTGCTGACGGTTCCGTGATTGAAGTTCTTTTGAAAAATTTAGCGTAGGAGACAAATAGATGTCTGGTCCAAACTCAGTAATTGCGCGTCGAGATTTATTCGACCTCGCTAAAGAATTTGACGTAGCTGGAAATGCTGCTGGTTATGTTGGCTTGAGCATTATGCCCATGTTCAGCACATCGCTGCAATCTGGCGCATTCCCCAAGATGAACAAAGAAGATCTGATGAAAAATGCAGACGATTCTCGTTCGCCTCGTGGTGGATACAACCGAATCGATTTTGGTTTCGATCAAGATACATTCTCTTGTGTTGAGCGCGGTCTTGAAGGTCCAGTTGACGAAACATTGGCCGAGAACTACGACTCTTACCTTGACGCCGAAATCGAGATGCAAAACATCTTGCTCGGTCATCAGGCCAAGAATCGCGAGATTCGTATCCGTGACATCGTATATGCCGAGTCTGGCAATGCTGTTGGCACTGCATGGTCCACTGCTGCTACCTGTACTCCTCGCGAGGATGTGAAGGATGCAATCGCTACCGTTCGTGATCGCACTGGTGTTGCTCCCAACGGACTCACTATCACTTGGGCCAAGTTCCAAGAGATTTTGGTTTGTGAAGAGTTCTTGGGTAGTGCCAAATTTACTGCCAACCCTTTGACTATGGCTTTTGAAGCTCAGGTCGCTCTGGTTTCTGCCTTCTTGGGCGTTGACCTGAAGATCTCTTCTGGTATCCAGAACACTGCTGATGAGGGGCAAGACTTCTCTGGTAGTTCTATCTGGGACGACACCAAAGGATTCTTGTGGATCGGTGGTTCTTCTCTGCAAGGCGGCCCCAAGTATGGACTCACTATGAACTGGTCGAACGACAGTTTGGTTGGTACTGAGTCTTACGAAGAAGAGCAGACTCGCAGCAACATCATCCGTGTTCGCAGTCATGAGGATCACAAGATCGTCTTGAGCGAAGCGGGCTACCTCTTTACGGGTCTGTAGAAATATTGGGGTTCCAAGATCGTCTTGATGATGATGTGGAGAGGATCTTCTTCGGTGCGAAAGTACACGAAGAAGATCTTGTTCATGCAGGTGTAACCTTCCAAGGAACCGTTGATATTGAATCATTTAACACTGGGGCAGGTGTAGAGAACGAAGCGAATCGAAGTATCTCGAAGCTTTGTACTATCTATGCACCTGCCTCAGCTTTTATCACGAACCCCGCCATCTATGATGTGATTGCTCAGGTTGGCAACGGCATCAACTGGTCTATCAAGCAACTGGTTCTCGAGCATGGCATGTGGTCATTCTCCTGCACCGCTGATGAGACTAGGCGCAGGGGTCGCATTAGGTAGTGGCTGAGATTAGGCTAGAGGTCGATAATCGGGCCAGTAAAGAGTACAATACTTTCGTCAAAAAATATCCACGCATTGTAGATATTGTCGTGAGTCGAGTTGTAGCATCTCATCGTAAAAAGCTAAAAAGATATATTCAGCGCAATGCTGCTGGCGATCCCAAGAAAATGCTTGATTCGGCAGGGGAATTCAGAGTCAATAACTCCAATACATCTGCCGAAAGAAAAGGTAGACATATTCATCGCAGCAATAAGCCATATAGCGGAAATACTGGCAGTCGATTCTGGAATACCATTCGTTACCAGAAGAATGAGCATGGAGTTTATACCTACGGATTTACCAGCGACAACAAGGTTGCTGGCACTGACAATATCAATGCTGCCAAGGGAGCTGAGAAGTGGGCAATAATGCTAGCGAAGGGGTGGTATAAGCATCCGTCCAGTGGGCGTATCATCAAGAGCAACAAAATCACAATGGATGATGACATGTACGCTTACTTTGAGCAGGTTGGACTGTATACGGTGAAGAGACATTTAAAAATGAAACCTCGTCCCGTTGTTGAGCAGTATTTCAATGCCAATATCAAGCGCATGCAGAATGACTTCAAGCGTCGATTCAATGATCTGTTCAATAAATTCAAAGTCTCGAGCAAAGTAGCATGATCGGTCTTTCCTTCACCATGTCTGATCTGTTGATCACGTTTCGTGATGCGATTCGCAACAGCACAGAAATATCTGATTTTTGCACAGACAAATACAGCAAGGATCTATCCGTTGCAGTTGGTGCTGACGAGCGCAGGGAATGGGGGCAGAACGAAGCTCCGTTCTGCGTTATCGTGCCAGAGGGCATGAACACTGGGATGTCTCAGGGCGACCTGTCTTTTGACTTCTCATTTGAACTTGGGATTCTTGACTCTTCCTTCTCTGACAATGATGGTGACGATATTATTGATATGGAAGGAGTCTATGATATTGACGCAATGGCAAATCTTGTAATCGACTTGCTTCAAACGCATGCTGGCTTATATAATGCTAAGGCAGACTTTATTACTGTAGATTTTGACACAACATTTTTTCCTTTGCATGTGGCTAATATGAGCGTAACAGTTCAAGTTGACCATGTTCTTGGGGCCACACAAACATTAGGATAGGAGTATAGGATGCCACAGGCTAGAGGATTTTTTGAAAAGCTGAATCTCGTTTTTGAGAGCACTTACGGAACCACACCCACTATCAATGATGGGGATATGGTATCGTTGCCGTTCAACAGTATCGGTATTGGCTCAAGCGAGAATATGATTGATCCAGAAACGATCAACCACGCTCAACGCTTTGAGACTGAGCCCTCCTTTGGTAACATCTCCGTTGAAGGCCCAGTGTCGGTTCCTTTCGATGTAACCAACATGGGATACTGGTTCAAGCTGATGTTTGGTGCCCCCACTACAACTGGTGCTGGTCCGTATGAGCATGAGTTTACTCCAAGCAACACCAATCCATCGGCTACTCTCGAGAGTGGGTTTTCTGACATCAACTCATACCACTTGTTCGACGGCATCAAAGTCAACCGCATGTCATTCAACTTCGCTGTTGATACTGAGCTTACAGTGGACATGGACTTGCTTGGTAGCTCTGAAACTGTTGGCGTTTCAACTCAGGACAATACGCCTGTCGAAGAAGTCCTGACTCGATTCCAAGCGAAAGACATCGTGATGAAAGAGGGTGGCGTCACTGTTGCTGTTGCCACTGAGGTCAGCATCGAGGTGGATAATGGTTTGGCCGATGACGTTTATGCGCTCTCATCAAACGGATTCCGCGTTGACCTGCCTGAGCAGAAGATGATGGTTAGTGGTTCTGCCAAGCTGATCTTTGAAGACCAGACTTACTACAATCAGGCGATCTCTGGCGATGAAACAAGCATCGAGATTACTGCTACTCGCGGCACCAACATTGTGACGTTCCTATTGCCCGAGGTTCGTTTCCCTCGTACTCCGTTGGAGCGCAGTGGTCATGGTCCAGTTTACCACACAATTAACTTCAAAGCCTACTTTCAAGATTCCAGTGAGGGTTATCCTATCGTCGTTACACTAACGAACGATAAGGCTAGCTATGCTTGAAGCTAAAGCACTCACAAGGGTTGATCTCAAAGCTCTCAAAGAGAACGGGATCAACCTCCACAAACTCGTCCTTAATGGAACGAACGAAAGTTCATTCGATTTGGACGACGATGTTGCTGAAAAGGTTTGCGCTCACACTTTTCCTGACGCCACTGCTGAATTAGATAAGATGCCCTATATCGAGTTTTTCAAGCTCGCTATGGACATTATCGGCAAGACGTTCGGAGGTGATGTCGAAAAAAAATCCTAGAGACTTGGGATTGGCATACTGCTGATCAGTCTGGACCTGACAAGTGTAGTGCTTGTCGGGTCGCTTTCTCAGGTCTAGGAAAGCCCACTCCATGTGGGCCTTGTGATTTTAAGCCACCGGAGTCTGATGACGAGGTGGATGTGTTTTTTGAAATCTGGTCGTACTGCTCATCTCAGTGGAGGATGGGCATGGATGGCCCGATAGGTCTTGACTACACCGCATGTAAAATTGTAATCGAATCGCTTGGGGAAACCTTCGATGACATTATGCTACGCAGACTCAAGCTACTTGAGCAGAAGGTTCTAAATGAGCGCAGTAAAGATAACGATAAGGGCAGTTGATTTTGCCACCAAACCGCTTCAGAAAGTGAGTAAGGGCATTAAGTCGCTCATGTCTGGCGTGTCGGGTCTAGCTGTAGCTTTTGGTGGATTCAAGTTAGCTGATAGTTTTATCGAGTCTAACTCCCAGCTTGAGCAAATGCACATCAAGATGAAAGCAGTTCTTGGTGATGCCAAAGCTGCCGATCAAGCATTTGCTTGGATTGAGGATTTTCAGAGAAAGAATCCCGTATCTACAATTCAGCAAATGACGAACTCTTTCAATGATTTGATTAATGCTGGTATTGATCCGACCAGTGGCGCGATGGAATCTCTGATCGCTGCTCAGACCAAATACGGATTAACTGCTCACGATATTTCTGGAGTGACCAGAGCGTTTCGTCAGATGACAGCACTGCCTCATGCTCAGAAGCAGGAGATTAATCAGTTGGCAGAACGCATCCCTCAGTTGGTTAAAAAGATGGCACTGGAGATGGGGAAAACTCCAAAACAGGTCTTGGTCGAAATGAAGAAGGTTCAGCTCAGTTCTGAAGATGCTATCACTGCCATGCTCAAATTCATGAGGAGAGGCGGCAAAGAAACCATGAAGGAATACGCCGGAACATGGGCGGCTGGAGTGAATCAAATGAAGACTCAGTGGTTCAAGTTGATGACTGAGATAGGTGATGCTGGTGCTTTTGAATTTGCCAAGAATGCGTTTGGTAAAATCACATCGTCTGTGTCTGGAATGGTTAAGTTGATAAAGGCAAACAAGCCTCAGATTGACGCTATATTCACGAGTATGAGGACGCATGTCGATAACATCTCCAACGACATCAAGGAGTTTGCGAAGTTGCTTTATGGTGCCGATACTGGCATATTGCAGGTTGTTGGGATTGTGATAAATGAAATGATGAGTTCAATAAGAATCGCCATTAATAGTGTTCTCCTGCTTTTGACCAAGGCGAGATCTATGATGAACGAATTTAAGAAGGCGAAGCAGGGCAATAAGTATCGCGGCAAGGATGGTGAGTTGAATCCATTTGGGAAGGCGTCATTGGCAGAGCTTGATAAAGAAGAGGCACTCTCGCTTGGCCCAATCAGGACACAGATAAAAGATTCGATTGATGCTATCGAAAGCATAAGAAGAACGCCGCTAGCTCATCATTTATTTTCTAAGAAGTCCAAGGATGAAACGCTAAAGGCAGCTAAAGAATATTACAAAGACTTGCTTGCGAGAGAAGCTGAGCTTCTAAAGGCTATTGACGCAGAAAGGGCCAAGATACTTGATAAAGCTCCCGAAAAAGAATCCTTCGTTGATAAGTACAAGAAGATGATGGACAAGGTTCTTGACTCAAGGCGAATGATTTTTTCAAAATTATCAAAAGGTTTTACTGCCAAGTCAGGGAAGCCACCAGAGGAGGAGGCCGCAGAAGGGTTTGAGCATCTAAAGAAATCTATAGAAGATGTGAATGCTAGAATCGAAACTCCACCAGAACTCACAGGATACATGAAGGCAGTCGATGAGATAAAAACCAAGTGGGAAAAGACCTACGGTGACATGGATAAGATTAGCATGAAGTTCGCCACAACCCTAAATCAGTCACTCACAGCTACCTTCGACACCTTCTTCGACGACTTGCTCAACAACAAGATACCCGACCTAAAAGCAGCATTTCATGGGTTAGCAAACGACATCATTAAATCGATGTTGCGTATCCAGAGTCAGAAGTTGGCGATGGGGATTACTGAGAGTATTGGCAAGTTGGCTGGGTCTATGTTTGGTGGTCCAGAGGTATTCCGTGGTGCTGATATTTCTGGATTCATGAATCCGCTTGGTGGAGGTGGACCTGTTGGGCAGGGAACGGTTCTTAGTCCTGTTGGAACTGGTTCAGTCCTTCGTAATAAAGTCGAAATCATCAACAACACAGGCGAATCAATGGTAGCTTCAAAAGCCACAGTTCGTCGTGACAATGGCGAGACAATCATGTCCATCGTCATGGATTCAATCAATCGAAACAAAGGTGGCAGTAGAGATATGCTTCGTGGAGCATTAGCATAATGGCTTGGCCTGCAATAAGAAATCCAGACTATCCCTTTGGTGAGAAACTTCTGCGTAGGAAGATCATGTCTCGCTTCGAGTCAGGTCACGAACTTACACGCAGCACAGCAACAGTCAGTAAACGCGAGTTCTCTCTGTCTTGGAAGCAACTGACTGAAGCTGATTACCAAACACTAGCGACATTCTTTGACAGCCAAGGTGCTGAGTCCTTTGCTTGGAATCACCCTGCTACGAACGAAGCAATCAATGTGAGATTTGTTGAGTCTGAGCTTGACTGGACAATCCCGTTCTATGGGCATCGTGCTGGCTCAGTTCTGCTCCACGAAGTTCTTTGATAAATCTACCATCATCATTAGTCGCAGTCAAGAACAGTCTTGATTCTGATGAGCCTGCAGTCGTGCTGGTTCAGATTGATATGCCAGATTTGAATGAGCCTATTCGTATTGCTGCGAATGAGGTTGATCTGACTTGGAGTGGCGAGACTTGGGTAGCGTTTCCCTTTGAAGTTGATAATGTTGGAGAGCCTGCCCGTGGAGAGACACAGCAGGTTGTTCTGAGGGTGTCGAATATTACTAGGGCAGTGCAGGGTTATGTTGACCAAGCAGCAGGTGGAGTGGATGCTGACGTTACGCTTCATGTCATTAATGCTGGGGATTTGGCTGAGACTGAGACTTACATCACTCTGCTGTTTCGCGTTGCTGGGACTATCTGCGATGAGAACTGGGTCACGTTTAATCTCACCAGTGCGGATATGTGGCGCAGGACTTTTCCGAAAAACAACTGCCACAAAAATCATTGCTCGTACCGCTTCAAGGATATTTTTTGTGCTTATAGTGGCGTCGAAACAACTTGCGACCATACTTTGTCTAGGTGTCGAGAACTTGCTAATGAGAACCGCTTTGGAGGATTCCCGTCGATTGGATTTCGGGGGATCAAAGAGTGAATGACTATATTGGCATTCCCTTTGTTGATGGTGGTCGTGATCGTGATGGTCTTGATTGCTGGGGTTTGGTTAAGCTAATCTTTAAAGATAAGCATGGAATTGAGCTGCCTGACTTTGATATTTCTGCGAAAGATCCAAGGGCGATCAATGGCGCGATGGAGGATGGCAAGGCAGACTGGATGTACATACCTCGACCTGAGCTGATTGGTGGCGAGGTTTTGGCGATGTCTCTATCCCAGAAGCACATGAATTTCATCACTCATGTTGGGTATCATATCGGTTACGGCAAATTCTTGCACATCATGGATAAGTCGAAGTCGATCATCTCTAGCATGACTGATCCCATGTGGTCTTCAAGAATCAGAGGAGCATACGCTTGGGCAAATTAACAGTCGTCCAGAATCCATTCAACCCATCGGACGGAAGGATACTTGGTCAAGTTGAAGCTGGGTGTTCTCTGCTTGAATTAGCTAAGAGTTATGAGACAGATGCTTTTGATCTAGTCATTGCCGTCAATGGCAAGGTCATGCACGACCATCGCTATATCGTTGAAGCTGGAGATGCCGTTGCTGTCATGGCGAAGGTTCGCGGTGGTGGAGATGATGGCGCGAAGGGTGTGTTAAGGATGGTTGCGATGATTGTGGTTGTTGCTGCTGCGACCTTTATCACTGGCGGTGCTGCTGGTATGCTTGGGAGCACTATTGGGGCAGGTGGGTTTGCTGCGTCTGCTGCTGGTGCTGCCTTCGCTATGGGCGGCATGATGCTCGTCAACGCAATCCTTCCTCCGGCGCAACCTCAACTGGATGGTGCTGGTTCTCTCAGGTCAGACGGCAATACTTATGGCTGGGGAGAATCAACCAACCAGCTCAACGAAGGTCTGTCTGCTTCAGTGCTATATGGCAAGCATCGTATCGTGCCACAGGTTATTGCTAATTACCGTAATTACGAAGACGGGAAAGACACGCTCAATGTTCTGATGCATCTCACTGAAGGGGAATCTGCAACTGTAGAGGAGGTCAAGATTAATGATATTGATTTTGCTGACCTCACCACAGACGAGACTGCTTCGTATGTTTATAGAAATGGTGCGATCAACCAAGCTACGATTGCGGGATTCGATGATGCTATTTATGAGAAGTCTCTAAACAAAGAGCTTCTGGAAAAAGATGAGGAGTTCGAGTTCTCGACTGACGGAAACCAAGTGGAGAAATTATCGGTTGGCGTCACATGGGCCAATGGTCTTTATGCCTATCGAGATGGAAGTTATCGGTCTTTCATTAGCGGATACACGATTCATTACAGAGCAGTTGGTGATGTGACTTGGCTGCCCTTTAGCGGCATGAGCGATACTGTCGTGGAGTCATTCAATCGCAAGAAGTCTGACTTGGATCAGTTCATTGGGACATACCAACTTCAGCATGGTGTTCTGCTGACCAACTCTGAAGCAGTTCCCTTGAAATGGAAAGGCAACGCATTTGACAGCATCGAGGATGATCGAGTCATTACTACCAAGACTCACACTCGTGCAGTCGAAGCTTTCTGGTCAGTCGGCAATTCACCTGACACGCTCAGAATTCAGCATACTCACTCTAGCGCTCTTACTCCAGACGAGTATGAGTTGAAGGTGACTTTGCTTGAGAAGAAAGAGGTCGCCAGTGGCAGTACAAGTTACTCTAACCGTCCATTTGTTAGCTTCCTGCACGAAATCATCGAGAGCAACTTTACATATCCATACAGGTCAATTATCGGCCTAGAAGCAATCGCCCAAGAGAAAATCTATGGTGGCTCGCCTGTCATCTCGCTGGTTGTGGATAGGGGCAATCTGAACCACTACGCAGGTGATTATGGCGTGGGCTCTCCGACACTGCGAGCTTCAAGCAATCCTGCATGGGCCTGCTATGATATGCTCACGAATCCACTGTACGGGGCAGGCGTTGATCCGACAATGATTGTGCTGTCGGAATTTCAAGCATGGGCAGACTTTTGCGATGCTGAGAGCCTGACTTGCAACATCTATCTCGACACCGGATCAACGATGTTCGATGCGCTCAAAACCTTATCTTTGCTGGGTCGCGGTTCAATACTTCAGCGTGGCACGAATTATGGTGCTGTGTTTGATAGCACCTCGCCAATGGTTTATGTGTTCGGGATGGGCTCGATTCTGGAAGGCACGTTCAATATGTCGTACATCGAGAAAGAGAGTCGCGCCAATGTGGTCGAGGTGACTTATTATGACGAGAATCTGGACTGGGAAAAGAAGATTGTCACCGTTCGTCAGGACACTGAAGAGGATGCCCCAATCGAGAAGAAAACCTCAATCAATTTGATTGGATGCTCGAATCGTGCAATGGCGACCAGTTACGCTCAGTTCATGCTGAGGTCTAATGAGCACCTGATCCGTTCTGTGACATTTCAGGCCGATATTGAAGCAGTTCACTGTCAGGTGGGCGATGTTATCGGAGTGTCGCATGACGTGCCTCAGTACGGGCAATCTGGTCGTGTGATGTCAGCTACAGCAACCACGATCACTCTCGACAAGCCTGTCTATGTCACATCGTTCAATGCTCAGAATATCATCATCAAAAACAATCAGGATGAAATTGAGACGGTCCAAATAACCAACCCAGTGTCGAGTGGGGAGTATTCGACTCTGACTGTATCGGGCTGGACGACTCAGCCCAGCTACATGGATGTCTACACGTTTGGAGTGAACAACTCTGAGATCAAGGAGTTTAGGGTGCTCTCGATTCGCAAGACTCAGGACATGCAGGTCGAGATTGCAGCGTTGGAGTACAGGGAAGAGATATATGCCAATGAGCCGACCTTGCCCGACTATGAACTTGAGTCTGGTTTGCCTTCTGTGTTCAACCTGCAGGCATACAAGACCTTCAAGGTTCGCGAGGACGGGACTGCTGTTGGCACACTCGAGATCAACTGGGATGGATTTTCTACAGAGTGGAAGGTCAATATTTCTCGCAGTGATGGATACACAGAATCAGGCTGGAACACGATGGTCAGCAGGTCCAGCTTTGAAATATCTGGATTAGCACCACAGGAGTCAATGGTGTACAGAATTTTGGTTCGCGGTCTGGACGGGACATCGGCAGCCACCAAGATTGAGTTCGATATTGATGTGCCTGATCCTGTCTTGAATTTAACCAGCAAGACCATTGACCAGTACGTTCAACTGGACTGGGATACTCCAGCATCGGTTGTTCGGATTGATCGATATGAAGTGTGGAAGGGTGAGCAGAAGATGACCACAATTAGCGGCACATTTGCTTCATTCTTGGAGGTTGGAACTGGCACGAACACATACTCTGTTGTCGCGGTCAATGTGCTTGGAGGTGTCAGTGATCCAGTCTATGTGGATGCGACCATTACAAGCGACCCCAATTTCGAGTCAGTTGGTGATGCTGGAGTTGATGGTTCAGGCACTCTGGTGGATATGGTGTGGGACGGAACTTCTCTGATTGGTCCGGTTGGTGACACGACTGAGACATGGGATGAAGTTTGGCAGCGACTTTACCCCGTGGATTATGCGACAAAGACTTGGCAGGACATGGCCAGTGATTTTGGATTCGATAGCATGATGGATGTTTTTGCTGAGAGTGGGATTACTGCTGCCAGTTACGAGCAGACTTTTGATTTTGGCATCCAATACCAGAACGGATTGGTTCGTGTTGATCCGCAAATGAAAACTGTATCTGGAAATGAGGGAGCCACTACAGTGCAGACCTCCATTGAGTACAGTGCAGACAACGTGACTTTTTATGGTGACATCAATGCTCTCTATCAAAACGCGACTGGATTCAGATATGTGCGAGTCAAGTTTGATCTGACCAGCGATGGTGAGAGTTCGGTTTCCCTGACTCCGGTTATTGCAATCGATGCCAAGCTGATGATTGAGTCGGGCAAGGAAGATATTGATGACACTGTTTTGGGCACAACTATTCCATTCCGCAAAAACTTTGGTGACGTTTTTTCAATCAACGTGACTCCAAAGGGCACTGAGATATTGAGTCCTGTGGTGGACTTTGATGATGTGCCCAATCCCACTGACTTCACGGTTTGGTTGTACAATCAAGCTGGGACTTCGGTGACCGGTGACTTTTCTTATGAGATTACAGGTATCTAATGGCAGATTTTAACAAACCCGCAAACGCCACTTCTGGTTGGCTTGATACGTTCACTGAGATCAAGAATGCTATCTCTTCAGTCGCTCAAATGTTTGATGGGACCAGTGACACCAATGTGCCCACAGGCGCGAAAAGGATAGATAGCACAACCAAGGAAATCTTTGAGTATAATGGGGCGACTTGGGATTCTCTTGGATTTGTTAGTGATACCGCTGATGCTGGTGCCGTTGCTGCTGCTGCTCAGGTTGCTGCTGATGCGGCACAGGATACTGCTGATGCTGCACAGGTCGATGCTACCACTGCGATTGCTGACGCCGCATCTGAAGATTATGGAGTACATGTTGATAATAGCGTAACAACCAACACGGCGATCTTGTCTGATCTAATAGGCACTAGAATAGATGTAACAGACGGTGATTATTCAGCATCGTCTTTCAATCTTGCCATTGAAGGCATTCTTATGAAAAAGGGGGATGGGGTCACCGCAGGCGCATCTGGTGACGAGATGGGGCACTATTTGACCCTATCAGGTAGAATAAAAAAGGTGTCTGGAGCAGAACCTTACGTTTATCTCATATGGGACGGAGACGACACTGGTTCCCTAAGAAATAGGGCAGGTGTCTTAAAGGGCCTGCTCTCTTCGACTGGATCGAACTACGAAAAAACATCGTTGCCAGATTCAGTTGTCACAGAGGTGAAGGTTGAGCGAGTCGATTCTTCTAATGAGTTATGCTTTAGGTTTTCCTGTGTTTTTCTTGGAACGAACGATGATTTGTCTGCTCACATCTCACTCTCAGGAACTAAAAAATATACGGGTGCGACTGTATCATCCTCTAATGGCACTCTTTACTAAATGACTGCTTAAAAATTGTAATCAACTCCCTTAACACCAACCTTTTCAAAATAACATAAGTCCATGAGCCTAAATCGACCGAAGATCAAATACGCTGAACTCTTTTCATCTGGGGGCAACTACACTACGGTTGGACCTGACGAGGTGATTAATATTGTAAACGGGGCAGGTGATCCTGTGATTTCTGGCTCGATAGCGATTGAGTTCGTGACTGATTGCAATATAAATTTCAATGGCGACACTGGTTATCACCAGTTTGCGGCAACCGACAAACTAAATTTTGATTCTGTCAGCGTATCCTCGATTCGCGTACAAACGGCAGGCTCAATCATTCGCTTTTTCGGAGTCAGTATATGAGTGGCATTTCGTGGTCAGGTGGAACTCCTGCAGCAATACTTCTTGGGGCTCAGACCTCTGCGTTCACTGTAACCAGCGCAGGATCGTTTATTATCCCAGTTGACTCATCTGGTGGCGCATTTGCCATCACGATGCATGGCAGCCCAAACGATGGCGATTCTATCCGCGTCATCGATGTCTCTGGATCATGCGCCACGAATGGAGTTGATGTGGCTGGAATCACCGAAATCAACTCATCACTGGGCTCTCGTGAAGTAACCTACATTGGTGGGTCTTGGGTTATCACGGATGGCTTTAAGGAGTATTTCTTGCGCGATGAGGTCACTGGTAAGATCCTTGCGCTCAACTCTGATGAATTGACTGCAAATTCTTTGAGTGGAGGAGTTGTAGGTGAGGCATTTTTCGGTGATGATTACAGTGATGCTGGAGTCAATCTAGTTGACAATGGAACGTATTTCGAGAACTCATCTTTTGAGTCTCCAGAAACATTCGCCTCAGCTACTACTGATATTACTCCGAACGGTGGGCATCCGATTGCTCATGCAGTGGATGGGAATGCTACGAGCACGTTTTGGTGGCCGGGATCTAACTTCACTGGAGACAACGTGTTTGACTTCGGTGTTCAGACTGACATCGATACGATAAAAATTGCAAGGTATACAGGTAGTGGATCAGCATACTATCCGAAGCTGATCACCGTTGAAGTGAGCGATGATGACGTTTCGTATTCCACTATTCTGACTGAAGCATCAGTGCCTCAGACTGGCTCGACCGTTTCTATCGATCTACTGGGGTCTTACAATACCAGATACGTTCGCATGACATTTCAGGCGAACACGATTGGTAACTCTGCGATCATGTATGAGCTTTGGGGTGCCGTCACATCTCAGTCTAGCTCAAACAACACTGTGAAGTCAGAGGTGCCAATGTTTGAGGTTGCTGCAATCTCTCCATCCACACTCGAGGTGCTCAACAAAGACAGTGCCCCTCTTGGTGACAGTGAGTACAACGTGGCCTACTCTGTGAATGGATCGTCTTTCACATCGCTGGTTTCCGCAGCAACATTCAAGGCACTAGCACCAATATCTACAGCGATTTTCCATTTGGAGATTCAGCCGATTGGAACAGCAACAGTTTTGGCTAGTGGTGGTGTATCGATTTCAAGTATTTCCAGCAAGACTGATGTTGATTATACTGGCATCACGATTGAGGATTCCAGCGAGGTTGTTGGCAGCTTGACTGGTGCTGGTTTGTTTGCGGCTAAGGCTGGGATTGGGACGGATTCGCCAGCTAGAGATCTTCACGTCCATGACGCAAGCACAGCATACCTCATGCTCTCCAACAATACCAGTGGGCAGACGACTGCTGACGGTTTTCAGTTGGGTCAAGAAGGTTTGGACACCTTTATGATTAACCGTGAAGCTGGACATATGCGGTTTTCTACAAATAACACTGAAGCCATGAGGCTCGACTCGTCTCAGAATCTGCTTGTTGGTAAGACTGCTGCTGGACTAGGGACAAAAGGCGCGGAGTTGCAAGAGAGTGGTTTGGCGAGAGTGACCAGAAATGCAGCGCATTGTTTAGAGGTCAACCGTCAAACTGACGATGGCGATGTTATTAGGGTTTATCAGGATACGATTCAAGTCGGCAGCATAGCAACATCAGGAGCTAGGCTGGACATTGTTTCTCAGGCAAATATGGCATTTCACACCAGTGGAGTTGAAGCATTTCGTGTCGATGGATCTCAAAATCTGCTTGTGGGGAAGACGTCAATCAGCTCTGCAGTTGCTGGATGTGAGATAAAATCCGGTGGTCAGTTGTTTGCTACAAAAGACGGTGATTACTGCGCTCGGTTTAATCGACTGACTACTGACGGGGCCGTAATTCAAATTCAACAGGCAGGAGTTCTGGTCGGCTCAATCGGAACTGAAGGCACAAAACTGGATATAAATGGAGGAGGATCACTTGCTTTCTCGATAAATGGCAGCGAGAAAGTTCAGGTTGAATCAACTGGAATCACCCGCCCTGGCACTGACAACACTCAATCTCTAGGCAAGGCATCTTTCCGTTGGTCAACTGTGTATGCAGGGACAGGGTCGATCAACACTTCTGACGAGAGAACCAAGACAGAGGTTGTTGATGTCGAGACTCTGGCAATGGATGCTGGCGACCTCATCAGCGTGAAGCAGTTCAAGTTCAAGGACGCAGTTGAGTCAAAAGGTTCTGACGCTCGCCTACACTTCGGTGTCATCGCTCAAGAAGTTAAAGCAGCATTTGAATCTGTGGGCCTTGATGGTTTTGCCTATGGAGTTCTGTGTTACGACGAATGGGAAGACGAGTTTAAGACTGTCACTGTAGAGCCTGCTGTGTATGAGACTAATATCATCACTCCAGCAGTTGAAGGTGTTGAAGCTGTAGCTGAGGAGCTAAACGAAGACGGAGATGTGATTGTTGAAGCTGTCGAAGCAGTGGAAGC